TTCGTAGAATTACTCTATCTTCCCTTCGGAGATAAATCGTTTGAAACGATTCTGGAGCTAGGATGATCTCGTCGACTGCCATTAGTTAATCTCTCTTACATAGTAGACAATATTTTCATCTGTATCACTCTGTGTCCAAGCAACCACATCATCACCTTCAAGGCCAGACTGTTCTTGATACTTGTTAATTATGTAGTTATTGAATGTAAATTCATCCATAGGCCATGCGTGATAGGGATCAATGATATTATTTGCAAGATAAATTAACCAAACATAATCGACTGACCCATAATAAAATTGTGCGACATCTTCTGGTCTCTCGCCTTCGGAAACAGTGTAGGGTAAAAATAGATATGGGTTGTTCGTAATACTGCGCATGAAATTATTTCTGCGAGTAATATCTTTTACCAATCTACCTTGATATTCTATTGTCGGAAAGGGCTCAAAATATTTTGTCATATCTTATCCTTCAGTGTTCTCTGCCTCCGCTTGAGGTGCCGTCGCTGTATCACCTGGGTAATCCTGTCTCGTGTGGATTGTCAATTCATTAAATGTCATTTGGAGTTGAACAGCAACAGGACGACCTCCCTTTAAGATGCCTATCATACCACCGGCACCATAGTCAAGTGAGACGTTCGATACCAAACAAGGTTTAAATTTAGGCCAGTGGGAATTGTCTACTCCAAGCAATTCAATAAAACAAACGGATGGATAAGTAAGCAATGCTCTCTCAACACTGAGTCCTTCAAACGCACCATAATCGGGCAGTATGTTTTGTCGTATTAATTGAACTATCTTTTTGATATTTTCAGAATCTTGTTCGTTTTCTGGGAACAGATCCCATGTAAATGAAAATGTTTTTAGATCAACACCTTCAAACGCAAGGGTTTCATTTGGGTTGATTGCTGCACCAGTTGCAGCACTCATTGCTCTTCCTATATCACCAGAATAATTCTGTAGCAAATATGTCATTACCTGTTTGGCTTGTTGCCCCGAACTACCTAAAAGAGATCTGAGGTCTTCCTTTACACCAGAGGGATCTGTATTTAATCTCTCGCCGATGGTCTTTAATTTGGAAAGAACATCCTTTCCCATGCCAGCAGCATCAGACACTGCACCTGCCACCCTATCACCACCTTCAGCAATACTTCCACCTAGTGCACTTGCGGCAAATGAGGAAAGTCTTTCTGATAGAAAACTTCTGTCAAAACCATTTACCTTGATACCGTGTTGGTCCGTAAGGGTTTTTGGAAACGGCAATTCAATTGAAGAAACATTCGACGGTGGTGGCTTATCAGTTCCACCAGACAGTCCAGCAAAAAGACCACTCGTTAGGCTATTATAGTCATCACCACCTTCTCCACCTACTGCTGCATAATCATATTCTTTAAAGAGTAGAAGAATTCCGTGCGGCAATGGTGTACTTGGAAACGAGAGTAGAGAGTGCTTTTTAGAATACTCTGCTTGTTTTAGCCTCTCGGGTCGAGTAAAATTGGCCATTTATTGGTTACCTGTTTTTTTGAATAAATACAATGAGTATAGAGTTTATTTATATGGAAATGTGAAGAGAGAAAGATGGCTTACAATGGGAGATTCAGACCAAAGAACCCCCGAAAATACAAGGGTGATCCTACAAAGATTATTTATAGGTCTTTGTGGGAATTTAAGTTTTTTAAACATTGCGACACACACCCAGATGTAATTTGGTGGCAATCTGAAGAGGTAATCGTACCTTATAGATCTCCAATTGACGGCAGAATCCATCGGTATTTTCCCGATGTGATTGTTCACACGAAAAAGACAGACGGTACAAAGCAAACAACGATGATTGAGATAAAGCCATATAAACAAACTCTACCACCAGACCCCCGAAAGAAAAATGCTACAAAAACTGGCAGAGTATCAAGACGGTATCTAAATGAGGTTAAGACGTGGGGTGTGAATGATGCAAAGTGGAAGGCTGCAAGAAGTTTTTGTGCTGATAGGGGCTGGAACTTTATCATCATGACCGAAAAAGAATTAGGAGTATAAATTGGCAGAAATATTCGATAAGATTCTAGCTAAAGGTATTCGTGCTGGTAATGTCCCTGCACGGACTACTAAGGCTAGGGAGTGGTATCGAAATCAGGCTCAAGCAATGTCCAAATCTGGATCTAAGACTGGAGTCACCGGTGAGAATGTAATTAAACAATCTAAGAGTGAAATGGTCAGTACACCGGTTGTTGGCAATATGTATCTTTTCGAATACGATGCCAAACACAAAGATACACTACCCTATTGGGATCGATTTCCGCTGATTTTTCCGATAAATAAAGCAAAAGGTGGGTTTATGGGTATTAACGTACACTATCTACCTCCTGTGCTACGTGCAAAATTAATGGATGCACTATATGGAAATCTTACTAATAAGAAATATGACGAGACAACGAAATTAAGAATATCATATGAATTATTGAGTAGCGCAGCAAAATTTAAAGAATTCAAACCTTGTATTAAACATTATTTGAATGCACAGACGAGATCCAGGTTTGTTTATATCAATCCCAGTGAATGGGACATTGCTCTTTTCTTACCAATGGCTAAATTTGTCGGAGCATCAAAACAAAAAGTTTATGCCGACTCAAGAAGAATAATCAGAGGATAATAAATGCCATTCGATATAACTCAATTCAAATCAACAATGAATCGATTCGGAGGTCCGGCTCGATCATCTTTATTTGAAGTTACGATGACTCCTTATAAGGATAGCACTCTTGCTGAAAATAAAGTATTTGGAACCAGAGAATTTACATTTTTCTGTAAGTCGGTTAACATGCCGGGCATCATTTTTAATACGACAGAAAATGCTCAGGTAGGACAATTGCCATCATTGTTACCAACCGGAATCTCCGCGAGGCCATTGGAAACAATTTTTATGTGTGATTCAGATCATCAGGTTATTTCTTTCTTTCACCAGTGGGCTCAAAGCGTTATGAATTACGGAACAAAGGGTGGGCCGTTTGCTCAGATAGATGAGAAACTACCTTTTGAAATAGGCTACCGGGATGAATATGCTTGTCGAATGACCGTTAGGCATTACAGCACAGAAAGTTTCGCAGACAAGTATTATGAGGTTATATTAGATAAGTGTTATCCCACCATTGTTGGTGATATCGATCTGGCATGGGAAAATAACGACAGCTATCTGACATTACCAGTATCGTTCAATTATAAGAGATTGGAATATTCTGGTGAAAAGACTGGATCACCCACATCTCGCCTGAATCGAGGTACTGGACTCTTGGATATTCTTGGTGCCGTTGCCGGGTTTGCAGATGTTGTGAGACAAACGACTCGAGCTGGAAGACCCACCTCGATTCAAGATGCAGTAAATAGAGTGACAAGAGTAACTAATTCGTTTGATAATATTAGTAATACATTAGGAATTTAAATTATTGGGAGTAAGTATACCATGAGTTTACCAAAAATTGATTTGCCAATATCTGAGATGGAGTTGCCGTCTACAGGTAGAAAAATAAAATACAGACCATTTACAGTTAAAGAAGAAAAAATTCTGTTAGTGGCACAAGAATCTGGAGATGCAGAACAAGAGCTACTTGCTGCAAGGCAGATTGTAAATAATTGTTTGGTAGACATTGATATCTCTACCCTTGCAATGTTTGATCTTGAATATGTACTGTTACAGTTACGTGCAAGATCCGTGGATAATAATGTGTCGTTTACTATTAAAGATCCAGACACAGAAGAAACCGTACAGTTAGACCTTGATATTACTAAGGTAAAGGTCACGAGGGATAAATCTCACACGAATGAGGTTAGGGTAAACGAAGATTACGTTTTGTTTTTAAGATATCCTACCATCGATGAGTTTGGTCAGATTATTAAACTGGATCCTAAAGATCCGCTAGTTAATTACTATATCATGGTCGCATGTTTGGATAGAATTGCCTCTGAAGATGAGATACACGATTTTAGTGAATACTCGCAAGAAGAGATCGATGCTTTCATGGAAGATATGCCAGGTGATGTAATTAAAGGTGTTCAAGCATTTTTTGAAACGATGCCTAAATTGCGTCACGAAATGAAATATAAGAATAAGGAAGGTAAAGAGAAAACATTTGTAGTCGAGGGCATGCGCAGTTTTTTTTCCTGACGCTGTGTCATGTTAGTCTCGGTGAATATTATCAAATGATATTTTCTTTGGCACAGCATCATAAATATTCGATATCAGATATTGAAGGCATGTTGCCATACGAAAGGGATTTATATTTCCAGATGTTGATTAACTACATCGAAAAACAAAAGGAAAAGAACCAATGAAGGTAGAACAAAAATTTGAATGTGCAACAGTAGGTAAATTAGGCCTGCTCCAGCGAGAAGAACGTAGAATGAAGAAGGCACTGGCCAAAAAAGAATACGTTAAGATGCGCATTTCGATGCTGAAGATCGAGCGAGATAACCCTAATAATAGTGCCTATGATGCTCATTGGTATAACAGACTTATTCAAGAACTCGAGTGGGCAGAAAACATGCTTTTAAGTGACAATTACCCCAAGCCCAGTAACTGTTTCATGGAGAACGAAGTAAATGGCTGAACTCTCGGCCGAAACACAGGCCATCATAGATAAGCTCCAAGCAGAAGGCAGGCTGTTACGTAATACAGGCTCTAATTCAATTCGCTCTGTGAAGGTCGAATTGGCTAAATTTGAAGGTATTTTTAATACCATTTCAAATAATATTGCGGCACAAACTGATACGATGAGAGCATCTATGGGTGCTCAAGCAGATATTGCAGAGAGAGAAAGGGAGCAGGCTGCACGAGATAGGGCTTTTGATGATCTTGAAGCAAACCAAGAATCTGCTGAATTAAAGGCCTTGCGTGAAAAAGTTGAAACAGAAAAATTAAAGAATGATCTTGCCGCAGAGAAAGATAAGGGCAAAGGAAAGGGGCTATTCGAGCAATTGAAGGGTCTTCAGAATATGAAATTCCTTGCTGCTGGTG